CTCGACGCCCTCCACGCCTCCGTCAAGGAGCAGTTCGGCCAGGCCGCCGCCGACGGACGCGAGATCGACTACCGACTCATCGAGGTCCGCGACCACGGCGAGCTCGGCCCCGTCCTCACCTGGCGCGGCCAGCACTTCGACGGCCCCGCCGCCGTCGCCTGAAACTCCCCGGCGCCGCCGGGACCGCCCGCCATGGGCACACCACCCGCCACCCGACACGGGAGACCACATGTCCGACAATGCACCCGCCACCGACGCGCCTGCGGAAGGCAACGCCACCACGACCGACACGGTCGACGTGGCCGCACTCCAGGCCGAGACCGAGAAGTGGAAGCAGCTCGCGCGCAAACACGAAGAGCGCGCGAAGGCGAACGCCGCCGCCGCGAAGGAACGCGACGAGATCCGCACCGCAGCGATGACCGAGCAGGAGCGCGCCGTCGCCGAAGCCGCGGCCGCCGCACGCACCGCGACCCTCGCCGAGGTCGGCTCCACGCTCGTCGACGCCGAGGTGAAGGCCGCCGCCGCCGCGCTCAACGCTGCGGGCCGCCCCGTCGACGCCGACGCGCTCCTCGAAGGCGACGTCTTCAACCGCGGCGCGTTCCTCGGCGAGGACGGCAAGCCCGACACCGACCGGATCACCGCCTGGCTCGACCGCATCGCGCCCAAGGCCACCGAAACGGCCCAGCAGCAGCCGACCGCGCCGCTGTGGCCCGACCTCGGCCAGGGACAGCGCGGCCCCGCGAACAAGGACATGGCGCTCAACGGGGACCCGCTCCTGCGGGACCTCAAAACCAAGCTCGGAATCCAGCAGTAGAGGAGACCACCCATGGCGATCACCGCCCCCACCGTAACCACCGACTTCTCCGGGTTTCTCAACCCGGAGATGGCCGGTCCCATCTTCGAACGCGCTGCGCGCTCCTCGGCCGTGATGCGCCTGGCGCAGCAGGTGCCGCTCGGCGGCAACGGCAAGGCCATCCCCGTCGTCACCGGGCGCATGGGCGCCGGCTGGGTCTCGCAGGGCGGCCAGAAGCCGGCTTTCGCGGGCGCCCTCGACCTCAAGACCATGGAGCCGAAGAAGATCGCGTCGATCGCGGTCGTCTCGGCCGAAGTCGTGCGCGCCAACCCCGGCAACTACATGAACCTCATCCGCAACCAGGTCGCCGAGGCCTTCGCGATCGCATTCGACCAGGCCGCGCTCTACGACAAGGGACCGACCGGCACCGCCGGCGGCGGCCCCTTCACGACCTGGATCGCGCAGACCACCAAGTCCGTCGAGCTGGGCACCACCACGCAGGCCAACGGCGGCGTCCACGCCGACATCGTGGCCGGCCTCCAGGCGCTCGTCGCCGACGGCAAGCGGCTCTCCGGGTTCGCGCTCGGCGACGTCATGGAGCCGATCCTGCTCAGCGCGGTCGACTCCACCGGCCGCCCGATCTACATCGACACGCCCCTGGACGAGACCACGACTGCAGTCCGGCCCGGCCGCCTCATCGGCCGCCCGTCCTTCATGGGCGAGGGCATCGCCGAGCCCGTGCCCGGCACCGCGAGCACGACCTACACGGTCGGCTTCGGCGGCGACTGGACCCAGGCCGCCTGGGGCGTCGTCGGCGGCATCACCTACGACGTCTCCACCGAGGCGACGGTGACCATCAACGGCGCCCTCACCTCCCTGTGGGAGCACAACCTCGTCGCCGTCCGCGCCGAGGCCGAATACGGCTGGCTCGTCAACGACCCCGAGTCGTTCGTCGAGTACACCGAGACCACGGCCGCCTAGGAGGACCCGATGGCGCAGAAGAACACCGACAAGGCCGAGCGGGTCACGCTCGTCCACGCCACGCGCGGGACCCGCATCACCGTCGGCGCCGCCCTGGCCAGCCGCATGAGCGGCTACAAGCGCGCCAAGTCCGGCCCGGCCGCCGAGGCGGACGACGGCACGCCGTCGGAGTCGTGGACCGCCACGAGACTCAAGGCCTACGCCGCGGCGAACGACATCGACCTCGACGGGGTGACCCGCAAGGCCGACATCCTCGACGCCATCGCCGCCGCGGCCGACCCCGACAACGACGCCAACGGCCAGGACGACGAGGACGACGACCTCGACGGCCAGGACGACGACGAGGAGTAGAGGAGTCCGCCGTGGCGTCGCTACCACCGCTCATCACGGCGGACGACCTCACCGAATACGGGTACGAGGCGGCGGACAGCAAGATCGCCGCCGCCTCCGCCCGCGTCCGCCGCTTCACCCGGCAGCAGATCACCCCCGGAACGTCGACCGCGACCCTCACCGGCCCAGGCCCGTGGCTCCTGCCGCAGCGGCCCGTCGTCGCCGTGACCGAGCTCGTCGACGCCGACGGCAACGCCGTCGACTACGAGCTCGAGGGGCAGCGGATCACGAGCGGCGCTTGTGGACCGCTCACCGTCACCTGGGACCACGGGTTCGACCCGCTCCCGGACGGCCTGATCGAGCTGGTCTGCGCGATCGCGGCCCGGCTCGCCGGGATCACGACCGCGATGGCCGCCGGCGTCCGCACCGAGCAGGCCGGCGGCGAGTCCGTCACATGGGGCGCCGACGGCTGGTCCGGCACGACCGGCCTGACTCGCCCCGAGCGCGAAGCGCTCCGGGAGTACTTCCCGAAGCTGCCGCGCACGACCCACCTGGCGCCGCCGTGACCGTCTCCTTCGCGACCGACACCGTCACCGTGATCCGGGCCGCCCGAGTCACCGACTCCCGCAACGACGTCTACCTCGACTGGACCAACACCACCGAGCACGACGTCGAGCACTGCCGGTGGCAGCCGGGCGGCGGCTCCGAGCTCCACGGCCGCCGCGACGGCATCGTCACCGACGCCAACCTGTTCGCGCCGCACGACGCGGACATCGACCCGCGCGACCGCGTCCGCTTCGGCGGCGTCGTCTACGACATCGACGGCCCGATCAAGCCCTGGCGCTCGGCCACCGGCGCGCTCGCGCACCTCGAGATGGCGCTCACGATCGTGGAGGGCTGACCATGGCCAAGTCCGTGTTCCTCAACCGCCAGGGCGTCCGGGCGCTCCTGCGCTCCAGCGAAGTCCTGGACGACCTCGGCCGCCGCGCCGAGGCCATCGAGGCCGCCGCCAACAGCGCTGCGGGCGAGCCCGGCGCGTTCGAGTGGGACGCCGAAGTCGGCGCCACCCGCGCCCGCGCCTCGGTGCGAACCGCCTCCGTCGACGGCATGATCGCCGAGGCCAAAGACCGGGCGCTGACGCGCTCGATCGACGCCGGGCGGCGCTGATGGCCCAACCGATCCTCTTCCCCGACGTCGAGCAGCTCGTCGTCGACTACCTCAGCGACCAGTACACGGCCCGCGGCGTCGCGGCGACCGCCCACACCGCGGTCCCCAACCCGCGGCCGGTCCTGTTCACGCTCGCCCCGCGCCTCGGCGGCACCACACGGAACGTCGTCGTCGACCAGCCGACCCTCGGCATCGAATGCTGGGGACCCACCGCCGGCGCCGCCCACGACCTGTGCGCGCTCACGCGCGCCCTCGTCGGCGGCCTCGCCGGCCAGACCATCGGCGGCGTCATGTTCTACGCCGTCACCGAGCTGGCCGGACCCACGCAACTCCCGGACCCGGATTCCAACCAGGCCCGGTACGTCTACACGCCGTCGCTCACCTGCCGCGGCACCAGCCTCTAGTTTTCCGTCCCGCGCCTGTCTGAAAGGGCCTCACCATGACCGACGCCTCCCTTGTGGATGTCGCCTACACGGGCGCGATCCAGTACGCCCCGACCGGCTCCACCGCCCCCGTCGACGCCGACACGCCGCTGCTCACGCCATGGGGCGAGGTCGGCCTGATCTCCAGCGACGGCGTGGAGATCACCCCCGAACGGTCCGTGTCCAACATCGTGGCGTGGCAGCGCGCCCAGGTCGCGCGCACCGTCGTCACCGAGTCCTCGATCCAAGTCGCGTTCAGCATGATCGAGACCAACGAACGGTCGCTCGAGCTGTACTGGGGCGCCTCCCTCGACACCGTCGACGGCTCCATCGAGATCGACCCCGGCCAGACCGGCGGCCGCCGCGCCTTCGCGCTCGACTACGTCGACGGCACGAAGTTCGTCCGCCTCTACCTCCCCCTCGGCGAGGTGACCGAGCTGGAGGCCATCACCTGGAACTCCAGCGGCGACCCGGTCGGCTACGGCGTGACCATCACCGGCTACCGCGACGACGCCCTGGGCTACACGGCGAAGTACTTCAACTCCTCGCTCGTCGTCGCCCCCTAGACCCCGTGGCGGCGGCGCCGCGCGGGTC